GGTGTTCGCCTACCCGCAGAAGTACATCGACGGCTCGCTGATCCTGCAGGGCGACCAGCAGGCGTTTTGCGTGCCGGGCGTCGAGCCCAAGCAGGGCGATGTGATGACCTGGCAGGGCATCGACTACACCGTGATCGCGGTCAAGCCGGTGTCGCCGGCGGGCGTGCCGGTGCTGTTCGAGGCCCAGCTGCGTGGCCAGTAGCGAAACCTTCGCGCTCAACCTGGCCGCCTTCGCCAAGAAGGCGCCGGAGCAGGCGCGAACCGTCGTGCGCAAGGTGTCCATCGACCTGTTGACGGCCACCGTGCTGCGCACGCCGGTGGGCAACCCTGACCTGTGGAAGTCCAAGCCACCCAAGGGCTACGTCGGCGGCCGGCTGCGCGCCAACTGGACCGTCTCCATCGGCGTGCCGGACACCACGACCACCGACGCCATCGACCAGAGCGGCGAGGGAACGATAAACGCGGGCAGGGCGGTGATCGACACCGCCGACACCACGCAGGCCATCTACATGACCAACTCGCTGCCCTACGCGGTTTCGATCGAGTACGGCCACAGCGGCGTGCAGGCACCGGCGGGCATGGTCCGGGTGAGCGTGGCCGACTTTCAGGCCTTCGTCGACAAGGCGGCAGCGGAGCTTCCCAAGTGAGCAACAAGCTGTGCCGACGCGCGATCGAGACGTCGCTTGCCGCCTGGGCTGCCGCGCGCACGCCGGTGCTGCCCATCGCGTGGGAGAACGTGCCGTTCACGCAGCCCTCCGGCCCCTACCTGCGGGCCTTCCTGCTGCCGGCCATGACGACCAGCGCCGACCTCGCGGGCGCGCACCGCAGCTACCGCGGCGTGTACCAGATCAGCGTCTACAGCCCGATCAACGCGGGGGCCGGCGCGGCGGAGGCCATCGCCGATGAGCTGGCGGCCCTGGTCCCGCTCAACACGCGCCTGACGGTGCCCGGCCTGACGTTGCAGGTGATGACGCCTGTCACCTCCGCCCAAGGCGCGCAGGACGCGACCAACTTCGTCGTGCCCGTTTCGTTCCAGTACCGGGCGGACACGATCTAACCCGCGCTCACCGCGCAGATGCCCGGCCCCGCAAGGGGCCTTTTTTGTGCCCGCTCGCCGGGCGTCAGACCTGAGGAACCGACCCATGGCAGTTTCTGTCCCCAATGGCGCGCTTGTCGCCATCGCTTCCGGCTACGGCTCACCGATCACCGTGACGGGCATCTCCAACGCCAACCCTGGCGTCGTTTCGGCGACCGGCCACGGCCTGGCCAATGGTGACCTGGTCGAGGTGACCTCCGGCTGGTCGCGCTTGACCAACAAGATCGTGCGCGTGGCCGGCGTGACCACCGACACCTTCGAGCTCGAGGGCTATGACACCTCCAGCACGTCGATCTACCCGGCGGCCGGCGGGGCGGGCTCCGTGCGCAAGATCAGCGGCACCACGCAGCTGTCGCAGATCCTCACGTCGACCACCGACGGCGGCGTGCAGCAGTTCGTGGACTACCAGTTCCTGGAATCGGAGATGCAGAAGCGCATCCCGACGATCAAGAGCGCCGCCGGCCTCACGTTCGAAGTGGCCGACGACGCCACCCAGCCGGGCTACATCCTGGCCAGCGCGGCGAACGACGACCGCCTGCCGCGCGCCGTAACGGTCTCCCTGCCGAGCGGCTCGAAGATCTACTACAACGCGTACATCAGCCTCAACCGCACGCCCAGCCTGACCGTCAACCAGATCATGTCGTGCCAGGTGACGCTGTCGCTGCTGGCCGAGCCTGTGCGTTACGCGAGCTGAGGTAGCCCATGCCCAAGCTCAAGCTGACCCCCGATCCCACCTTCAAGGCGCCGGTGTTGATCCCGGTGCCAGGTGGCCCCGATGCGTCCGTGGTGTTCACCTTCAAGCACCGCACGCGCGAGCAGGTGCTTGCGTGGCTGGAGGAGGACAAGGACGCCGGCGACGTGCCGACGGTCAACGCCGTGGCGCTGGGCTGGGACCTGGACGACGAGTTCAACGACGCGAACATCGAACGGCTGTGCCAGAACTACGCCGGCGCGGGCTACGCGATCGTGAACACCTACCTCACCGAGCTGCGCGGGGCTCGCACAAAAAACTGATCTCGGCGGCACGCAAGCTGTACGAGGCGCCACCGACCGAAGCGGAGCTTTCCGCCTTCGGCCTGGTGGCGTCCGACCTTGATGATGCCGTCGAGCTCTGGCCGGACAACCTCCTGGCCGTGAACGTGTTCATCGCCATGTCCACGCAATGGCGAACCGGCGCCGTGGGCGCCACCGGGCTGGACTACAGCGCATTGCCGGCGGTGTTCCGCCTGGTGGGCGTGCCGCGCGCGCTGTGGACCGACACCTTCGAATGCTTGCGCATCCTGGAAGGGGAGGCGCTGCGCACCATGAGTGACTCCAAGTGACCGACATCGCAAGCCTTGGCATCAAGGTCACCACCGAAGGCGTTGCCCAGGCCCAGGCGGACCTGGACAAGCTGGCCGCCAGCGGCAACAAGGCAGCCGCATCCACGGACAAGCTCGCGCAGGCCAATGCCAATGCGGCGAAGAAGTACGCCAGCCCGCAGTACCGCCAGCAGGCGGATGACCTCGCCAAGCTGATCGGCCAGATCGACCCGACGGTTGCGGCGCTGGACCGGCTGGACAAGCAGCAGGCCAAGCTGTCGGCGTTCCGAAAGTCCGGACTGTTGGGCGCGGACGACTTCAAGACCTACAGCGCAGCCATCGACGAAGCGCGCGGCAAGATCACCAGCGCCAGCGGGGCCGTGCACGAGTTCAGCCTGAACAACAGCTTCGCCCGACGCGAGCTGGGGCGGCTGGCTTCCGACATCGCCAACGGCAATTGGGGCCGCTTCGAACAGACCGCGGCCACGCTGGCAAACTCGTCGGGCCTTCTGGGCATGGCCTTCACCGCGGCGGGCGCCGCAATTGCGGGCGTCGTGGCCGTCGTCGGTCTGTTCGTTGCCGCCGCCTACAAGGGCTGGGCCGAGAACGAGAAGCTACGCGTATCGCTGATCGCCACCGGGAACGCCGCCGGCCAGAACGCGGCGTCGCTGAACGACATGGCGGTGGCCGTGGGCCGATCCACGGGCCACTGGGGTGAGGCGCGCGAGGCGGTCGAAGCATTCGCCGCCTCCGGTCGCGTGGCGGGCGCAGGCATGGCCGGCTTGGCCAAGTCGGCGGTCGATGCCGCGAGCGTCACCGGCCAGAGCATCGGCAAGATCGTGGCGCAGTTCGAAGAACTGCAGCGCACGCCGGCCGAGTCGGTCGCCAAGCTCAACGAGCAGTATCACTTCCTCACCTCAGCCCAGTACGCGCAGATCGCTGCGCTGGAGGAAGAAGGTCGCACGCGCGATGCGTCGCGGCTGGCCGAGGTGTCCTACACCGCCGCCATGGCCGAGCGCGCCAAGGAAGTGGACAGCAACGCCGGATGGATCATCCGGTCGGCGCATGCGGTGCGTGATGCGTGGAACGAGGCCTGGAACTCGCTCAAGGGTGTCGGCGTACCGCAGACGCTGGCGGACCAGGCGCGCAACCTGCAGGCGCAGATCGACAGCCTGTCAAGGGTCCGCGTCGATCGCCAGGGCAACCTGGTGCAGGGTGCCAACGGCGAGGAAATCGCCAAGCTCAAGAAGCAGCTCGATGACGTGCGCCGCCAGCAGGTGCAGGGCGCCTTCGCTGACAGCGAGAAAGCGTTGCAGGCTGGCCTGAACGAGGACGCCATCGCCGCGCAGAAGCGCCTTTCGGCCTTCGCCTCGCCCGCCGACGTGCGGGACAACGCGATCAAGAAGGCCAACGCCGACCGCCTCGCCGCGCTCTATGGCGTGGTGGACCCGGCCGAGAGGGCGAAGATCGAGGCCCAAGCCAAGAAGCAGATCGACGACGCGAACAAGGCCTACGCCAGCGCCACGAAGCCGCGCGGCTCGATCATGGACGAGGCCATCGGCAATAACCCGCGCGCCGATCTCACCGCCAGCATTCAGAAGGAGATCGACGGCTTCAAGAAGGAGGCCGACCAGTGGGCACGGAGCACAACGGCGGCGGCTGCCTACAAGCAGACCCTGCAGGACATGCTGGAAACCCGCCAGCGCGCCATCGACCTGCAGGTGGCCGCGATCGGCATGGGCCAGCGCGAGGCGCAGCAGCAGTCGGCGCTGATCGCCATCGACGAGGACTACAACCGCAAGAAGGCGGACCTGCAGAAGCGCCAGCAGAACGCGACCAGCGCACTCGATCGAGCTGGGTACCAACAGCAACTCGACGATCTGGACGAGTACTACCGGCACCGCGTCCAGATGGAGATGGATGGATGGCGCGCCATCGACCGCGCGCGGGCAAGCTTCGCGAACGGCCTGCAGGGCGCCCTCGCCAACATTCAGGACGAAGGCCGAGACGTCGCCGGCCAGACCAAGGCCGCGTTCACCAATGCCTTCGACTCGCTCACCGACTCGCTGGGCAACTTCGTGGCGACCGGAAAGCTCGACTTTGGATCGCTTGCCGATTCGATGATCGCCGATCTC